AGGTGTCAAGGATTACATGCATTCCATTTGTGCCCATACTCCCAGGAAATATCAGATTGAGGGAGTATATGGTGCCCTAAAGCATAATAGAAAACTATTGATAAGCCCCACTGCCAGCGGCAAATCACTGATGATTTATTCCCTCGTAAGATACTATGTGGATAAAGGCGAAAAAATTCTTCTAGTCGTTCCAACGACATCTCTTGTAGAGCAGATGTACAAGGACTTCCTTGATTATGGTTGGGATGCTGACTCATATTGTCACCGTATCTATTCGGGTAGGGAGAAGAGTAATGAAGCACCAGTAACGATTACTACTTGGCAATCTGTATACAAGTTAGAGCGTTCATTTTTTGAAGAATATGGATGTATTATAGGTGATGAAGCACACTTATTCAAGTCTAAGTCATTGATTCAAATTATGACTAAACTTCATCATGCTAAGTATCGTTTTGGTTTTACTGGAACTTTAGACGGAACACAAACTCATAAATGGGTTCTTGAAGGTTTGTTTGGTCCATCATATAAAGTAACAAAAACAGACGAATTGATGAGACAAGGACATCTTTCTCAACTTGATATTCAATGTCTTGTTCTCAAACACTTACCCCAAAAGTTTGAAACTTATGAAGATGAGATACAATATTTAATCAGTCACGAACAGAGAAATAAATTTATTTGCAATCTTACTTTAGACTTGAAAGGGAACACTCTTGTACTATTCAGTAGAGTGGAAGCACATGGAACAGTCTTATAAGAAAAGATAAATAGTCAGAAGCGAGATGATAGAAAAGTATTTTTTGTTCATGGAGGAGTTGACGCTGAAGAAAGAGAATTAGTCAGGGAGATTACAGAAAGAGAAAATAACGCAATCATTGTTGCTTCTTATGGAACTTTTTCTACAGGTATTAATATTAAAAATCTCCATAATGTCATTTTCTCATCCCCAAGTAAATCCAGAGTCAGAAATCTTCAAAGCATTGGACGAGTTCTTAGAAAAGGAAAGGACAAAGTAAAAGCAACTTTATATGACATTGCAGATGATTGTTCTACCAAGTCAAGAAGAAATTATACATTGAATCATTTCATAGAAAGAATTAAAATCTACAATGAAGAAAATTTTAATTATGAAATAATCACAATACAACTAAAAAGAAATGGGAATTGAAGAAGAATTTTACGCTACAATTAAATTAAAATCTGGCGAAGAAATCTTTGCTAAAGTTGCAGCTTCTGAAGAAGAAGATAGAACTTTTCTTTTACTTTCTAGTCCAATTGTTATTTCTGAAGTTAAAACAAAAAATAAAATTATTGGATATCAAGTAGAACCTTGGTTAAAGACCACAACAGAAGATATGTTCATAATCAATATGGATGATGTTCTTACGCTGTCAGAATCATCCGATATTGAAATGATAATGGTTTATCAAAACTACGTTCGTCAAGCAGACAAAGAATCAAGTAACTACTCAAAAATAAATCGTAGAATGGGATATATATCTAACGTGAATGATGCTAAAGAGATTCTAGAAAAGATATTTAAAAGTAGCTAAAGCTAATCTTTTCAACCTCCACAAAGGTTATTATACACAGTTTGGTATACCTTGTCAACTATTAGAAAAAATGTTATACTTTCTACATAGTAATGATAAGAATTTATATGATAACAACAGCAGTCATGACTAAAAGAAAAAGGTCAGAACATTACGTAAACAACAAAGAATTCTTGGCAGCACTGATTGACTACCATAGCAACGTAGAAAATTCATTCATTAAGAAGTACGGTAGAATTCCTACAAAGCAAGATAGATCTGGCAGATGGGATACTAAACCTCCTATTCCTCGCTACATTGGAGAGTGCTTTCTGAAGATTGCCAATCACCTGTCATTCAAACCAAACTTCGTGAACTATATGTTCAAAGAAGATATGATTTCTGATGGGATTGAAAACTGTGTTCAATATATTCACAACTTTGATCCAAATAAGTCTTCAAATCCTTTTGCTTATTTCACCCAAATTATTCACTACGCATTCCTTCGTCGTATTCAGAGAGAGAAGCGTCAGTTAGAAATTAAAAACAAGATCATTGAACGCTCTGGATTTAGCGAAGTGTTTGATGACAACAACACTATTGACGGGAACAACTATTCCGATTATAATAGCATCAAAGATGCTGTACATAGCAAACTCCGCTACTGATGAAAGTCGCTATTATCACCGATCAACACTTTGGTGCAAGAAAGAATTCCAAACTTTTTCACGATTACTTTCTAAAATTTTATAATGATGTATTCTTTCCTACTATAGAAAAGGAAGGAATCACCACAATTGTTGATATGGGTGATACTTTTGACAGTCGCAAAGGTATAGATTTTTCTGCTTTATCGTGGGCAAAAAATAACTACTATGATCGTCTTCATGAAATGGGAGTAAAGGTTCATACGATTGTAGGAAACCATACTGCATATTATAAAAATACAAATGAAGTAAATGCTGTTGATCTTTTGCTTCGTGAATATAACAATGTAACAGTTTATTCTGAATCAACTGAAGTTGAGTTGGGAAATTTAAAAACACTATTCATACCATGGATTAATCAAGAGAATGAAGAAACTACTATCAAACTTATTAAAGGTACATCTTGCAAGTGTGCGATGGGGCACCTTGAACTCCAAGGATTTAGAGTTAATTCGCAAATCATCATGGAGCATGGTTTGGAAGGCAAACTATTTGAGAAGTTCTCCAAAGTCTTCTCTGGTCACTACCACACTAGATCGAACAACGGAACAGTATTTTACCTAGGAAATCCCTATGAAATGTTCTGGACAGATGTGAATGACACTCGTGGATTCCATTTGTTTGATACCGAAACTCTGGAACTGACTTCTATCAATAATCCTTACAAATTGTTTTATAACATTTATTATGAAGACACTCCATATCAAATGTTTGATGCTACGGAGTATGAAAATAAAATTGTTCGTGTGATTGTTCGTAAAAAGACTGACACTAAAAAGTTTGAAAAATTCATTGATAAACTTTATGCCGCAGGAGTTGCTGACTTAAAAATTGTAGAGAACTTTGCGATCAAAGAATCTGAAGAGTTTGAACCATTTGAATCTGAAGATACAATGTCTATCTTGAATAGATACATTGAGGAGGCACAAATAGATCTTGATAAAGAAGTAATCAAAAAAATGGTTAATGAAATCTATCAGGAAGCATGTGAAATGGTGTAATGTTTATTCTAACGATCAATGGTAAAGAAAGTGAGGGGGCATATTCAGTAACCGACGATGATGGAGATCAAATTCTTTACCTGTTTGAGGAAGAGGATGACGCGGTAAGGTATGCTATGATGTTGGAGGAGGATGAAGATTTCCCAGAAATGCACGTAATAGAAATTGAAAATGATGTTATAATCAAAACATGTGAAATTCACGGGTACAAGTATACGGTTATTACTCCCGATGATATTGTAATTCCACCAGACACTGAACATGATTTTATTTAAAACGATTAAGTGGAAAAATTTCTTAAGCACTGGCAATCAGTTCACTGAAGTTGATTTCACAAAAAATGCAACTAACTTGATTATTGGATCTAACGGTGCTGGTAAGTCTACCGTTCTGGATGCTCTCACCTTTTCTTTGTTTGGGAAACCTTTTCGCAAAATCAATAAACCTCAACTCACCAATTCGGTAAACGAAAAGGATTGTAGAGTTGAGGTTGAGTTTTCTATCTCTGGTGTTGACTGGAAAGTCATCCGTGGAATAAAACCTACCGTATTTGAAATATGGCGCAATGATAGTTTGCTTGATCAATCTGCTGCTGCATTGGATCAGCAGAAGTGGTTGGAGCAAAATGTTTTGAAGATGAACTATAAGTCCTTTACCCAGATTGTGATTCTTGGTTCATCGACTTTTGTTCCCTTCATGCAATTGTCTGCAGCAAATCGCCGTGAAGTTATTGAGGATCTTCTTGATATCAAAATCTTCTCTTCTATGAATGTTGTCATCAAAGAAAAAATTCGGCAACTAAAGGAAGACATTAAAGTTCTGGATCTGAAAAAAGAAACTTTAAAAGATAAAGTTCAAATGCAGAAGAACTTTATTGAAGAACTTGAGAATCGTGGTAATGCTAATATAAATGCCAACAAAGAAAAGATTGCCAATCTGGATCAAGAAGTTGGTGAACACATTGATGCGAATGATATTATTCAGACACACTTGGAAAAGTATACACAAGAGCAAGAGAACGTGTCTGGTGCATCTGACAAACTTCGTAAGTTAGGAAACCTTAAAGGAAAGATCTCCCAGAAAGTATCTACTATTACTA